TTGCTTTCATTTGAACTGTATCCATCATATCGTTGTAATTAGCAAAAGCATTGTTAAATGCGTCCATAATTTTAGGATCAATTCCACCAGCTCCACCACCAGCTCCAGAACTAGAACTTCCACTTTCTGATGGAGAACTAATTACATTTAATTTATCAAATCCTCTTAAACCTTTTAATTTGTTAGCTAGTTTATCTGTTGCTTCACCAGCACCATTCATTTCATCTTCAATATCCATTGCTGTATCGCTAACACCAGTTAATCCAGAATAATCAAATTCTGGCATTTTAAATCCAACAAGTCTAGCAAATAAATTAATTATTTCAGTTAATGCCATTAATATAGCATTAATATAAGGCAATACGGCTTCAAGTATTGGATAAAATACATTACCTACTGCTCTTGATAATCTATCCCATTGCTCTTTCATTACACGAATTTGGTTACTTGCTGATTCAATAGTACGAGCATAGTCACCTTGAGAATTTTTAAGTTGATTTGTTAATGAAATAACCATTACTAATCTTTTTTCAACATAAGATAACTGGCTTATGCTTCTATCTAATCCTAAAGCATCAACAGTATTTTGTAATGTTTTTTCAGTAATATCAGCTCCAGTTGCACTACGAATTGGTCTTACTTGACCTGCTAATGCAGATTGTAAAGCATTTGAAGCTCTATTTAAATCAAGGTTGTATAATGATGCAATATCATTTGTCATCTTTACCATTATTTCAGAAAGATGTTCTGCTGTTTCAGTTGGCAATTCCATAGCATTTGCTAATTGTTTAAAAATACCAAATTGTCTAGTTAAACGGCTTTCATCTAAACCATATACTTCTGACATTTTATCAATATATGTTTCAATTCTCTTTGATGATTCTTCTATTGTTTCATTTTGATTTTTGTATGCTACTTCAAGTAAGTTTACATTTTCTATGTATTCAACACTTTTTTGAGATAATTTCATCATTGTTTGTGTCAATTTCCATAGTGATTTTGTCATAGCGACAACCGCAGTGATATTAAATGCTTTTCTAAGTGTACTAGCAAGTTTTGTTGAAGAAGCATTAGCACTTTTAACATTTTTATCAAGTTTTGAAGCATTTTTACTAATTTTATCCATAGTATTTTGAGATTGGCTACCGCCTAATCCGTCTATTAAACCATAAATGTTTTTTAATCTTTCTTCATATTTCTCTAGCTTTTTCTCACCAGTAACACTATTTGCAAAAGACAATTTTATTTTAGTTTCGTTATCCATCAACTCACCTTCCTTTCTTGTTTTTTAATTTATCTATATATTGTTGTTTTAATGTTCCAAAATATACAAGTGAGTTTTCAAATTGTTCATAAGTTTCTTTTCTTTTTCTTTCTCTATCTTTTTTTTCTTTTTCTTTTCTAAGTTCATTATAAGGTTTAGCAGGATATGTGTCAATTTTAGAGTTATCCTTTGCACCTTTAAACATACCAGCAACCATATTATGTATAAATTGTTTTAAGGATGCAAATAGTTTGCCATTTCCATCATGTATGTATAGCCCTTGCAACCAACATTTGTAATCAAGTTCTTCCATTTCTCTTTGTTTCTTATTAATAAAAGAAGTACGGTAGGCAACGAATAATTGTGGGTCATCTTTCCAAAATTCTTCTGCACTCATACCGTACTCCAATGCTTGTGGAAAAAGATAATTACAAAAATATTCGTAATAAGAATTATTATACTTTTTAAAAATATCTTCTTCTGTTTCTTGTACTACTTGTTCTTGTTGGTTTGGGCTTTCAAGTTTTTTAGTTCTTTGTTGTATTCATCCCTTAACTCTGCACATTCTTGTAAATATTGCATAGTTTTTTCACCAATAAATTTAGCTTTTTCTTCATCTTCAAAGTAAGGTTTAAGTATTTCCTTTACTTCAGATGGTTTTAAATGATGATTTGCATTTAGCCAAATTAAAAATGCTCTTTCAACTAATCTGTGAAGGGCTTTTTCTTTTTCTTCAACTTCTTTTTGAATATCTTCTTCAGTTAATACTAAAGAATTAACATCAAAATCATCATCTAGTTCGTCAGCCTCTACATAGTCATAAATATTTTTTTGAATAATATCAACTGTTTTTGATATATTACAAATTCTATCTATTTGAATTAGATTATCTCTATTTAGTTCTAAAGTGTATTCAACACCATTTAATTCTATTATTTCATTTCTTTTCATATAATTATCTCCTATTTTCCTTTATTTTTAATTTTAATAGGGCAAATCAAGGAATTAATCTTAATTTAGTATAAATATACTATCGTAAGTTAATTCCTTAAATTATGCCTTTAAACCATAATTAATCAACTACAACTAAGATAGTTCTTTTGAATGAAGCATATCCAGATGCACTAGCAGTAATTGTAATAATTGCTGAACCAGCAGATACGCCAGTAATTGTTAATGCTCCAGTTGAAGCTACATAAGATGCAGTTGCGATTGTTCCAGCATCACTTGATGCAGAAATTGAAGCACTTGATGGATTAGTTGATAATGTAATAACTTTGTTTGCACTATCTCCTGTATGCCCAACATTTACTACTTCATCAATAGCAGAAGTAAATACTACTGTATCTTCTACTAAATCATAGCAATTTTCAACATATTCGTCACTAGTTGTTGGTGTAATTGTAATTTGTCCTTGTTCTAGTGAACCAACATCAGTGTTGTTTGCCATGTAACTAACTTGTCCTGAATATTTAAATCCAGTAAAGTCTGGTAATAATCTTAGGAAGTCGTGAGTTTCACCTTTAATTCCTTCAAGTACATTGATATTATCTCTGTGAGTGAAGAATGGAATTGTTTTTTGTGGGTTCTCTTGACGACCTTCAACAGATGTTGCTTGTTTGTTACCAATAGCAGTTTTGTCTAACTGAGCTGGTGTAGCTCCGTTTTCACCAGTACCAGTTACAGGTAATAAAATAGAGTATTTACCATTTGCTTTTTTCATAAGTAAAGCAGAACCTCTATGTTCAGATAATGCTCTATCTTCAATACTATTAAACATATAAAATCATCTCCTTATTAAATTTCCTCTTGCAGTTCCTACCAAACATTGAACTTGTATTACTGTTCTTAAAATACTTGTATCTAAGTTTGGAACTGGTCTGCAACCTATCATTTTCATATTTATTGATTCAAAAAATTTCATTGTTAATTTAGTTAATTCATCATTAATAACTTGTGATGCAATTTTTTCACCATTAATAGTTTTGTCTTTTGTATATATATTTAATGTTAAATACAATTCATTATAATTCTCAATTTTATCAACTGTGCAATTATTTGTATTAACAATATTGCTTATTTGAACAGTTATTAATGGAAAATAGGGGGCGGTGTTAGTGTTAGTTTTGACCACTAACGGCTTATTAGCATCTATAACATAATACTTAGAACTATTTTCCATATATTCTTTATAATCAAATATTATATCATTATATTTGTCTAATATCATAAAGCACTAACACCACCTTTACTTTTTCTATATTCCATTATCCAATCTTTTAGTTTTTTTGTAATTTCTTCAGCTGTATAACGATATATTTCAAATCCTTCATAACCATAAGTTGAATATTTTTGACCATATTTAGTATAATACCAAGCAAAATTGTGCTTTTTCATATTATATTCCCAAGCACCTTTTTTTGGACTATTCTCACCTACAATACCAATACCATATTCAAATGCCAATGCAATGCTAAATCCATCTGGATAATCATTAGGATCTGCACTTAACATATAACTTGGTAAAATTGTATCATTGTAAAGAATAAATCCGTCACTTGTTTCTCTAATTTTGTGCCTTAACTTATATTCAGCAACATATTCATCATCAGTAGTTGCATGGTTAATTCTCTGATCTGAAATATTTCTAACAGCTTCTAAACATTTATTTTGAATAAATTTTTGAAATTCTGCATCAGCTTTCATATTATTCATTGATTCAACATACTTAATATAATCATCAAGTTTTTCTAAACTATCAACTTCTATATTAACTTTAAACATATCAATCTTCTTTTTTTGTAAATAATGTTTTTTTAGGTTCTTCTTTTGCAAGTTTTTCTTCGTATTCTTTAAATCTTCCTGTGCCTATATAATCACCTGCAAGAGCCTTTTTAACTTCTTTAACAGCACCACTTTTGATGTCTTGAATCTTAATCTTCTCCATTGTTTTCCTCCTTTATAATTTCTTCAAACAGAATCATTATTTTAGTATTTTGTGGCTTTACAGCTTTTACTAAATAATTAGCATTATCACCATATTTAACTTCACTTTCTGGATTTGCTCCATATAAATATGCTAAATCAAACTTTTTAATTTTATTTTTGTCAGTATAATTAATTAAACAACTTATAATTTGATTTTCAGTTTCACCATACGCCTTTATATATGCTTCCATTTGTTTAGTTGTTAAAGGTTGATAATTTACTTTGCCAAAATAAAATGGTTCATCATATTTTACTACTTGGTTTAAATATTCATCATATCCTACACCATTTTTTGGTGCTATGTATAAATCTTTATTCCAATTATTAAATATATGGTTTGGGGCATTAAATTTGTTCATCAATTTCTTCGCTTTCTATTATTACTCCAACTAGAGGTTCTATTTCTCCTCTTAATTCATTTGAAATATAACCACTATCTCTAGTCCAAGATAAACCATTTTCAGCATAAGATTTAATACCCTCTGTGCCAATACTTTGATAAATTTCAACAGCACATCTTAATTGCCAATTATAATACTTTTTAGGTAATTCTGTTTTAGAATAATCTTCGTAAGGAAATCTTAAAGAAAGTGCTACATATTTACTATCTTCCAAAAGTCTTTTTAAAACCTTTATATAAGTTTCATAAACAGTTGTTTCTCCGAAATATGTATATTCAATTTCATCTACTGTTATTGTTCCTAAAGATAAATTAACAGATGTTATTTTACCAAATTCAACCATTTCTTCATCAATAAGGTTATAGACTAAATCATCTACCTTTGGTTCATTGCTTAATGTATAAACATTTTCAACTTCATCTCCAGCATATCCATAATATGTTATGCCTTCGCCAAAAATTAATGGATTGTACTCTATTCTTTCT